CACATTGTTACATCCCCCCTGCCGTGTTGTATTTCTACCACGCAGGTTCCCATCCATAGGCAAGACACCCGGGGGTACAAGCAGGCAGGCGGGGGTGCGCGCGCGGGCTGGTTTACGGCTAGTAGCATCCCCACGCGCCACTGCCCAAAACCCCCTCATTTTCACTGACGAATGCGACTACTGGCACGAAATGGGGGGGGGGGGGCGTGGTGGATACCCAGTGAACATTACTGACGGGACTCCGGTGCCGGAAAAAAATCAAAGGTCGGTTGAAACACGGCCGGATTATCCGGGGATAACGCGCCCGCATTTCCCGACAAAGTTCCCATTTCCCTGGCTTGACACCCGGCCCAGCCCGCGCTACCCTTGCAGGCAGTTAACCAACCGCGAAAAGAGGCCGGACATGGACCCGCAAGCAGCAACCAACGCCTTCCTGGGGGCGCAACTGAAACAGAGCCCTCCGTTGGAAGGGACGGCAAGCGCCGCACTGGCAATCGAGCGTGTCAAGTACACGCATGATGCGATGATTGATCTGATCATCACGAATCCCGCGATCAGCCAAGGCACGCTGGCAAAACACTTCGGGTATACGCAGGCCTGGGTGTCTCGGATCTTCTGCTCGGATGCCTTTCAGGCCCGGCTCGCCCAGCGGAAGGCGGATGTCGTGGACCCCGTGCTGGCCATGTCAATGGATGAGAAGATCAAGGCCATGGCGGCCCGCAGCCTCGACATCATCCAGGACAAGCTCGAAACCTCGCCGACTCTGGATTCCGCGTTCAAGGCCTTTGAGCTGTCCACCAAGGCCCTCGGCTACGGTGCCCGGGCGGCGAATGTTGCGGTGCAGCAGAACTTCATCGTCCCGATGCCGGTGAAAGCCGAGAGTGCACAAGCCTGGGCAGCGCAGCATGGGCATATGGCGGCCGGGAAGCCGGTTGAAGCGACGGTCATCGAAAACGGGGCGGGTGAATGACCTGGCAACCAACGCCTACGGCAACCGCTCAGCTGACCCAGGTCCTCTGGCAGCCCCAGGAAGGCCCGCAAACCGCCCTTCTCGCCTGCCCGATCTTCGAGGTCTTCTACGGCGGTGCCCGGGGCGGCGGGAAGACGGAGTCCTCCATCGGTGACTGGCTCCAGCACTCCTCCCTGTATGGGGAGAATGCCATCGGCATCTTCTTCCGCCGCAAGCTTGTCCAGCTCGCCGAAGTCATCGCGCGCACGAAGCAACTCTTCCCCAAGATCGGAGCGAAGTACAATGAGCAGCAAAAGACCTGGACTATGGCAAACGGGGCTCGCCTCAAGTTCGCGTACCTGGAAAAGGACTCCGACGCGGAAGAATACCAAGGCCACAACTACACCCGCATTTACATCGAAGAGCTCACCAACTTCCCTTCCCCTTCGCCTGTTGACCGCCTCCGCGCTACCCTTCGCAGCGGCACTGGCGTGCCTGTTGGTATGCGCCTTACCGGAAACCCTGGGGGCCCCGGACACAACTGGGTCAAAAAGCGCTACATTGACCCAGATCCTCGCGGCTATCGGGTCATCACAGAATCCACAGACCTGGAACTCGATGGAAAAAAGATCACCGTCTCCCTTGACCGAGTCTTCATCCCCAGCAAAATCGGAGACAATCAGCTCCTCATCCGGAATGACCCTACGTATGTCCTACGACTTAAGCAGTCCGGCTCCGAAGCCCTGGTAAAGGCCTGGCTGGAAGGGAATTGGGACATCGTCGACGGCGCGTTCTTTGATGAATGGTCCCCCAAGCACGTGCTCAAGGACCACGAATGGCTGCAACGCATTCCGCGTTCCGCACAGGTCTTCCGGGCCTTCGACTGGGGCTCGGCCAAGCCGTTTTCCTGCGGATGGTACGCGATCTCGGACGGCACCTGGGGGCTGCCTTACGGCGCCCTGCTCAAGTTCCACGAATGGTACGGGGCGAATGGGCCGAATAAGGGCCTCAAGATGACTGCCGACCTCGTCGCGCAGGGTATCAAGGTCCGAGATCGCGACCTGCGGCATCGAATTGCCTACGGCGTAGCCGATCCAGCCATCTATATCCGCGACGGCGGCCCTTCGATCGCGGAATCCATGGCCATCCAGGGCATCACATGGCGCCGTGCGGACAACAAGCGCAAAACGGGCTGGGAGCAGATGCGCATGCGACTGGTCGGCGACGGGGAGACCCCGATGCTGTACTTTCTGGACTGCTGCGCGGATTCCATCCGCACGATCCCGACCCTGCAACACGACGAAGGCGACCCGGAAGACCTCGACACCGAGGCGGAAGACCACGCGGCGGACGAAACCCGTTATGCTTGCATGTCCCGGCCCTGGGTCCCTTCGGGGAAAATCGAACCAGGATCGGGCTTGCCCAAACTCCCAGGCCAACATACCATCAACGATCTAATAGACAAGCTGCGGAAAAAGCGGTTTGCACGTCAAGACTGAAAAGGATTCACCATGACTACAGTCGTCGGTTACCCCGCCGGTAATAGCCTGAAAAGCGGCACTGATGGGCTGGTGCCCACGAATACCCAGGTCGGCCAGAACAAGCTCTCCAGTAACTTCACAGGTGCCCTCAAAAAGCTCGGCGCTACGGCATACGACCTGACCACGCACGCCACGGTCGGTGTTACCGCGCTGACTCGCTCCCTGTCTGGTGACTTCCCGCGCTTCTCGACTGCGACGATCAAGGGGGAATGCACCGCCACCATGTCTCAGCTCAGATTTCAGGGTATCAGTGCCACAGCGGACCCTGACGACCAGTTGCTGACGATCGACATTTACCTGCCATTTCATCCTGACGAATTCGGATCGACCCGCTATCCCACCACGACCAATCCAACCATCGACATTCGGTTGTGCAACACAACGTCTGGCACGGCGGACAGTTGGACGTTTTCGTTCTCGGCGGTGTACCTGCGCAAAGGCTGGAACACGCTGAAAATGTGGGCTGGGGACACAGTAGGCGGCGCGGGCACTGGGACTCTTGCAGTGGGTGCAGCGCGCACCGTTGGGGGTGCTGGTATCTCGTTCCTGTCGCCGGTCCAGTACTGTGAAATCACATTCAACAACCTCAACGGCAAGACGGTCTATGTTGATCAGATTCGTCGTGGTGCTAAGGCTCACACGAAGTTGGTGATGGGCTTCGATGCCAGCGGCAGCGCGTACAACGACACGATTTTCGTTGACAAGGTGGCCCCGCTGTTTGCTCAATACGGCACTACCGGATACACGACGCTGACCAACATCTATGAAATGATGTACTCAGGCGGCCAGTCATGGCTGCGTCAAATCGACCTGTACGAGCGTTTCGGCTGGGATGTGCTGAATCACACATGGAGCCACGGCGCAACGACGGTGGGCCGCAACCAAACAGTGACAGCATCGCGTGCTTCGAACGTGGTGACTGTGGTGTCTGCGGCAGCGCACAACATCCCCGTGGGGACTGCATTCTGGTCTGCCATCCGAGGATGTACTGACGCGGCTGCAAATGGTGTTTTCAAGTGCACCGCCACAACTGCCAACAATTTCACCTATGCAAGCACAGGCTCTGATGGCGCGCTTGGTGGAACCATTACGTGGTGTACGTTCTTGTCTGAGGTGTTCGACGGTTCTGACACGGCGTTGCAACCCCTGCTGAATCATGAGATTGGCGACGTTTCGCGCACCATGCGTTCGGTGGGTTTCCAGCGCTCGGCGCACATCGGCGCATACCCAAACAACATGGTGCCAGAGTTGACGATGCTCAAAACTGCCGCCGCTGATGCAGGTGTGAAACTGTTCCGCGCGGTTCGATCAGGGATGTGCTCGCAGAACGAATTCGGCATCGACAACCCGCTGAATTTCGGGTCTATCGAAATGGGTTCCGGCGCTGCTGGCACGACCACCACATACGTCAAGGACAAGCTCGCGGGCGCCATCGGCCGTGGTGATCACATATGGACATACGGGCACTACGTGCTGGATGAGACAACGCTGGGTACAGCCGTTGATCTGGAGTACCCGCCAAGCCTCGGCGGCAACCCTGCGCCGCCTGCTGCCAGCCTGTCAGGCACGGGTGGCTGGTGGTATTTGGGCCAGATCAAGCGATTCTTGACCGAGTCTGTCGGCCCCGCGATTGCATCCGGCGACCTTGAGCTGATGACCCCAACACAGTTCGCCGACTTTGTCGGCCTGAAAGGCTGATCATGAAAACCGTTGAAATCATCAAGCCCATCCTGGTGGGTGAAGTGTGGCACCGTACAGGTCAAGTTGCGCTCAGCGATGATCAAGCCGATGAATACGAGCGAGTGGGCTGGGT